GGCGAACCAAATCAAAGATGGTCGCCTGTCCCGACGCGCAAGGAAGAAGGTGGAGTTCAGGGTGACGACCCGGGGGTGCCTGAGTGTCTTAGAAGACTCAAGCACAAGGCCGCACTCAGGGAGGGTAGTCTGCCAGCGATCAATGTCACTGGGGGTAGACCGGAAAGCAAGATCATCCCCGTTTATCTTGAGCAGTCCGGAATCGGTAAGCTGCCTGGTCTTCCGCCAGCCAAGTCCACGGACGAGGCCGACAAGATTCGTGAGGCAGAGGAGCGGAAAGGAGAGGAGGTCACCCATACGTTGCCCTGTATGGGCGACAAATTCATCGAGGACCTCTCCGTCGGAGGAAAGGAGTTGGGTTAAGGCGGGACCCAAAAACCGTTCTGCGGCGTCCCAGACGACGGGAGGCACTACTGCGCCGCCCGGGGAGTCGCGTAACACGGAAAGGAGATGGAGGGAGTTACTACTGATAAAATTCTCAGTAGACGCCTTGTAATCGGCGGAGCAAAACTCCTCCCCCTTCTTAGGGGTCATTCCGTCGAGAGCCAGGGATGTGGCGGGTCCCCGGAGGACGGCCCCCGTTCGAACAAGCGCTGAGTACAGCGCCACGTGAAGCGGCCTAAGAACCAAGGCCGCTGAGGTCGCTTTTGTGATGAGGCGCAACTTGCCATCATCAGTGAGAGCTTTGAACTCACGGGGATTGGACGGGAAGCGAAAGAGGTCCCAGATAGCTGGAACTGCCTCTCCGTAGACGGTAAAACGCAAGAAATCATCTCGCGAGTAGAGTGGATTCCCCGGGGTCGCATCTATAGACGACTTAAGGGAAGGTACCGCTAGCAAGCACTCAGAAAAGTAAGTGCGAGCCCAATTTCGTGGAAGAAGATTTCGGACGGTCTGCCTTGCGGAGTAGACAAAACCGGGGGTTGGTGGAGCTGGACGAGGCGAGAGCTTAGCCTTGTAGGCATCCCACGCTCGTTTCTTGGCGGACTTACTAACATCACCAGTCAGGACCTTACGGAACTGAAACATGGTGGCCGCGCAAGAAACTTCCAGCTTAGAAGGGAAAGGACGTGTCGATAAAAAGGAGAGACCGTCGACACATTCGGTTTTGGAGGGGGCGGAGTGAGGTAGGTAGTGGTTGGGGAGGGAGGCGTGATGAAACGCCTCGACGGTACGGCGGACTCGTTGCCAGGCAACGGACGTCGGGTCATTTCCCGATCGGGTTTCGCAATGTTTCGCGTTATGGCCAGAGTTTTCCATCTCTGATTGTATTGCCATGACAGGGTTCTCCTGAACCCAGAAGCGGCGAGCTTTTAACGAGGCTCAAAGCGATCTCGAAAAGTTCCG